TGGTAATACCGGGGGGAACGCAGGCGGCTTCGGTTCCTCAGGATACCGTGACTCCTCTTCCAGATCAAGCGGTGATGAAGGAGGACAAGGCGGTGGTGGCGGAGGAGGATATGTGCCGGGCTGCCCTGTGCAGGGTGGCGTAGGCGGCGCTGGTGGGATTGTATTCGATTTTGGCAGCTCAAAAGTTGTTTTTGGTAAGGGCGGTACGGGGCATGGCGGACGCGGCGGTAGCGTGCTCCCTTCAATGATTGACATTCGCTCTTCAAATGCAGGTGCGGGCGTTTTACCCGACGTATTTTTGCCCAAACATCCGTTGAGTGCATTCGGCTGTGGCGGGGACAGTGCGCAGAGCGCAGGAATCGGCTCCGGCATTGTCATTGTGACCTGGTAAATACAAGAAAAACCGCCCCACACACGGGACGGCAGAGTTTGACAAAATACGGCGTTTCTGGTATGATAGCTTCGCCCCTTCTCGGAGGGGTCAGAAGGTGAGCGCTGTTACATATAATAGGCGGTTGGCCCCATTCCCTTGATGAAAGGGGGTGG